TAGCTTGCGCAAGACCCATGGCCTCACGCATCTTAGTAACTACGGAATAGCCGACCCTGCCGTCAAAGCTGAGTCCGGGAACGTGCAAAACTTGATTATCGGCAAGCATGTGCTCGACACCGTCAATCTGGTAGTAGTACCAAAGGCGTCCGCCACGCCGCTTGACTCTCATCCAGTCGGGCCGCAAGGGCCAGAGCGCTTTGATCTTGCCAGTCCTTCGGTCGTATTCGATTTCACTGTAACTGTTGCCGCTGAGCACAACATGCGCAGCTATGGTTTCCCGCCACGCCATGGAGGTCATCTCGGGATTCGGCTGCAAGTGGAGCAGCCAATAAAGCGGATGATTGGGTGCCCGCTCCCTGCCGCGTGGTTTTAAGCGTTTGTAAACGTGAAACGGCAAGGAACCAAGCGTTTCTGCAATAACCCTGACGCAAGCAAACACAGCGGAAATATTGAGTGCCGTGTCTTCGTTTACCATGACGCCGGAAGTGGTTTCCAATCCGCCTCCGAACATGCGAAGAAGTTCCGGGGACGGATTGCTCGGATGATCCCGGCCTTCCTTTTCAACAAAACGTGCTAACAGGCCCAATCATTCACTCCTTTTGCCCGGTTGTTCCCATCTTCCACAATATCGTGCCGATAATAATCAAAGCGATTTTCGGCTCGAACCACCATAGGCCAGTAGCCATTAGGCCGAGCCCGATAACCATCACAATGTCTGCCATGTCTATCTTCTGCCACCACGCTTTACTCACCATGCTGGCATCTCCAGCGTCATCACGTCTTGCGTCTCGTATATGCTGTGAAATGCCATGTTTTCTCTTTTGACGGCCCGGTCAAGGGCCATGATGAGCGCTACAAATTTTTCCTTATCAGGCTTCAAATTCCCCGCAGGATCGGTCTTGACGCTTATATTATCCGCCATCCAGCGCAGCACGGGGTTGCCGCCGTGATTAATCTTTTTGCTCAATACAAGCGTTTCCAATTCTTTTGTCGGCTGCGACATCGAAGCAAAACCCTGACCGAACGGAACCATAGTCACGCCCTCCTCGCTCAAATCCTGAGATACCTTAGCCGCCCCCCATCTGTCGTAAGGCACTTCCAATATGTCCACCTGTTCACCCCATTGGAGAATCGTTTGGATGATGTAACGATAGTCAATGACGTTTCCCGGGGTCGTGGTGACAAAGCCCTGCTTTTCCCAGACATCATAGGGCACCTTGTCCCGCTTGACCCGTTCCCACAAATTGTCTTCCGGGATGAAAAAATGGCAGTGAATATCGTAAACACCACTAGAGTCTTCAGGAGGGAAGACGGACACCAAAGCGGTGATGTCCCTATTTGAGGAAAGATCCAGGCCGCTGTAACAATCCCGGCCACGAAGCTTATCAAGGCTGATTGGATAAAGATTGCAGGCGTCCCATGCATTCATATTCATCCAGCGCACGGATTGTTTGACCCACTGATTGAGGCGAAAACGGCGAAAAGCATTTTCCAATGCAGGCGTTTCCTTGGCCTGCTTGTGCCAAGCGCGAAACCGCTCTATGTCAAGAATGTGACCCAGAGACGGGTTGACCTTGGCCCAGTTATTTTCGTCCTCCCAATCCTCATCTTCTGGAAGCGAATAAATAATAGGAAGAAAAGACGGGTCTTCAACCTTGCCTTCCTTGACTTTCATTGCGTAGTCATGAATTTCCCAACAAATGGAGTTTCGATCATAGCCAGCGGTAGTAATCACGAAGATAAGCGGTTGCTCGCGGGCATCTCCCACCCCGAATGTCAGGGTGTCCCACAACTCTCGCGTTTTTTGCGTGTGAAGCTCGTCAAATACGACGCCGTGGGCGTTGATGCCGTGCTTCGTGTAGGCGTCTGCGGACAGTGCGAGAAAAAATGAACCGGAAGGCGGATATACGACTCGTTTCTGAGATTCTATGACCATGCAGGCATTAGACAATTCCTTGGAATAGCGAATCATCTTTGTAGCAACGCCCGCCACGATGCCAGCCTGAAAGCGGTCTGCGGCGGCAGTATAAACTTCGCTGCCCGGTTCCTTGTCCGCACATAACAGCTTCAGGGCTATTGCCGCAGCCAGTTCCGATTTGCCATTTTTCTTAGGGATCTCGACGTAACAGGTGCGGTATTGACGGATGCCGCCATCGGTAAGTGTGCCGAAAAGGGGTCGGACAACCTCGTGTTCCTGCCACGGCAAAAGGTTGAATTTCTGACCCGCCCATCGGCCTTTGGTGTGGCAGAGCGAAGAAATGAAACGGACAGCCTTGTCAGCTTCCTGTTGACCAGCTGCCGTGTATTTCCGTGCTGCGCTCATAAAAAAAATCCAAGATAAGTCTAGCACGGGATTTCAAGCGATTTTTCTATGAACGCAGAAAAACACGGAAGGGGCTTAAATCAGGTTAAAAAAACACAAAAGGGGCTTGACAGGGTTTTGGACGTATCCTTGATATGCTTCCTTATTGCAATTGAGTTCCAACAGTGTCTAAGTAGTTCATATTATTAAGTACTAGTATAAAACATAGTTGCAATAGGACGCAATTTGTCAATTTTTACAATCTTGCGCTAAATCAATAAGACGTAACATATTAATATCATGAAGATTATAATGTACAGAATATCAAATCGCCAAAAGCCTTACCAAACAAGGGTTTTAATAGTGACAATATTTGTCAATAAAACTTAAAGCTCTACTTTAATATTATGTTGCCATGCTCTTTTATTTTATAGCATTTCAATTGGTTACAACCTTTTTGTGCTTGTTGTGCTATGTTGGCATAGGATGTGCTATATAATAAGGTAACCATGACGAAACAAAATAAAATAGAAAGGGGAAACAAAATGAAGGAAATGACGAAAATGAATGACACACAAAAAGCAAAACGCATAGCCCGTATCTTTGAAGAAGTTACGGGACGTTATCATATTTGCGGGGATGATCTTGGATATCTAGATGCCCGAGGTCCAGGCTATGCAACCAAGGCCGCAGCGATGGAAGCAGCCAAGAACGCTGGTTATACTTATGCCAGAGGTTCAGGCACGTATCGCAAAGGGATAACGCGTTTACATGTGCTCGAGTGTGAAAGCCGACATGGAGGACTTTATCTCGTGAATGAGAGATGTTTGCTCTCACGAAACTGGAATCGTTGTACCGCCCGGGAAATTCCAAAAGACGTGGATATATCCGGGGATGCTGGCATCGTTGCTCACGAAGAAGATTTTGTGTGGTATGACGGCGAAAAATGGCATCAAGCAAAAGACATTATGGCAAGCCTATTTTAAGATATCGGACATGCGCAGAAAACAAAAAGGACAGCCTAGAGGAGAATTTGAAATGATAAAACCAACCGAGAATTATGCTAATTTTTGTCAATTACTTCCTATTGGTCAGATGCTGACCAAGCAGGACCAGTATGAATATAGACAGCGGGCAGAGAAACAATATGCGGAATATTATGAGGAAAAAGAAAAAAAATTGTGGCAAAGATACCTTGATGCCACTTCCGACGAACCAGATGCAGAAGATGATCAATGGGACGAATTTCAAAAGGTGGATCAAAAAGCCACCGAAGAGTACCTTAGAAAAGAAAAAGCAATAAGAAATTACTTCCTTGCTACTACCGAAGAAAATTTAAAGAAAACGCTTAATAAAAAGTCTCAAATGTTGAGACTGCGCCCAATCCAAAAATGGGTAGAAATCGATAAAGAAGATAGTTCTGTTCTTTTAGCCAACTTCGGCGATTTGATGTTGAAAATCTTTTGTTTTAGCCAGGCGGAGGCAAATGCTCTGCGTTCTGCTTGGTTAGCAGGTATAGAATATATAGAAATTGATTTATGAATTACCCCTCCAAAAAAAAAGGATAGAAGATGTTAGGGGGATCATCTAATCTAAGATTCCTGGCTAAGCTGAAAGGCCAGGAGGGGATAGGACACCGTCTTGGTTGCTGAGAGCTACGACTGACGACCGTAGAGCGCATTGAGCGTATGTAACTGGGTCTGACAACGGAAATGCCGGTTCGAGCCCGGCTCCCCCTAACAAATCAAGGAAGACAACGTTGCAATATCCGGTTGTGGGGGATAAGGAAATAGCATGGCCTCAAAAGACAAGGACTATATTGATTATCGCATTATCAAAATCCCGCGAAACCTCTGGCTGGATTTCAAAACATTCTGCTGGCGACATCGTCTTAGTGCCAATAAAATGCTGCACCACCTAATTCGACAAGCGGTAACAGTTGAGCAAGAAAGAGAAAAAGAAAAGTAGTTGCGGTTGACAAATTAAAATCTTGCGGCTGATACACACGTTATATCGCTTGTAGCCCCCTTAGCGCATTCATGCCCCCTAGCGGTCTTCTGCCCGGGGGTTTTCTTTTGGGTCGGCTACCCAGAATTTGACGATGCAAGGGCTCGCCCTGCTTTCTTCGCCTAGCTATCTTTGCGGCCTCCGTAGTACCTGGTACACCTGCTACTTTACCACCTAATATTAACCACGGCTTCGCCCACGGCTTGCCTGCTATCTTCTCCACTAGTTCGTAGGCTAACTGAAACCCGGCTCCTGCGGGATGCGTACCGTAACGTAAGGCACCGCCCACGACAGGCAATACTTCAGCCAGTTCTCGCAAGGCATCTTTCGTAGCTGACGGCCACTCCTCGCCCCTTTCCACCGCTTCCTTGTAGGCCCTGAACGGACTCGGGTAGGGTGACGTCAGGCCAATAACGTCTTCGTAGATGGTGTTTACGATTGTGGCCCCAACGATCAACCCCAGGATTTTCTTAAACGCTGTCTTGTTCGTCATGGCCGGGTTCTTAATGCCCAGGATATCCCTGGTTATCCAGTTCCACTCATTGATCACAAACGTATTAAACAAAGTTAGGGTTTTCCCTAATGCCGTGCGCTGAATAGGTGCAATGTCTGTCGGCATCGCGGAGGCCTGCGTGCGGATTACGACATCATCGGCGTATCTGATCGCGTCGAACTCGCCCATCTTATGCACCTGCTTGGCCTTCATGTAAGCACCCCGCGTTGTAATCACCGCCGTTACAAAGTCTAGTAGTTGCAAAGGTTTTAAGCCTATCTTTGCCGCAATTTTCTTGGTTTGCCCCAGCTTGCCCCGCCTGATGCCCTGGAGGGCGTCGGTTACGCTAACGTCATACACCCGACTGTTCAAGTGGTTCGACTTTCTCACGGTTTCCCGAAAGTTGCGCAAACCGTGTACCGGGTCCATGATGCTGGCCGCACCCTTGAGCGTGTACTTCGGCCCGATCTCAACGGCTGTGTGCAGGATCGCAGTCGGCTGAATCAGGGCGGATCGCGCATTGGCCGACAGCACGGCAAAGGCAAGATTCTTGTTGACCTCTATCAGCATGTTATCAACCTGCTTGCCTAAGATCCCTGTGGGAATTTGTCCCGCCTGATGGTTCAGCCAGTCGTGCAAAAACTTCGCGGCCCTGGGAGCTTCTTCCTCCAGCTTCCAGCGCGTACCTGCCTTCTTGGTGCCGAACGTGTTCAACAGCTCTCGGCCCTTGGCAATGTGGGGGGATAGGTGAATATGCTTGGTCGCTACTGCGGAATATCTCTTAAAGATTTCGCGGGCATTGAGCTCCATGGGATACGCCCCCAGCTTGGCCCTGGCCTTGGCGTACCTGAACGGCGTGGTGTTGAGCCGGATGAATTGCTCGTTTAGAATGGCAAGCTTGCCCTCGCCCAGGCTAAAGCCCATGCGCTCTAACAGCGGGGCATCGTGCATGAATGTGAAATAGTTCGCCTGTTTGGGAAACGATTGCTTGCCGGACAACCGCCGGGCCTGATTAGCCCGCTCAAAAATAATATCAAACTCTTTGCGCAAACTCT